TTACGTCGCCGTCGTTCACGCCGTCCGCGCCGAGCGCGAGTTTCACGCGCTGAAAGAGATGCCCGCCGATGTTGTCGGCTGCGACGCTTGCGCCTTCGCCCGGTGTATATCCAATGTTGTCGGCCATCGTAGTGGTAGGTTTTTAGATTTTACTCAGCGGCCGGTTCGGCGGGAATGTCCTCAGTCACGCTCTCAACAATGCGGCCCTCTTCATCACGCACATGGCGCACGCGCCGTTGCGGTTGAGGTTGCGGCCCTTGGTTCACCCGGATCTCCAAGACCGGAGCCGGGGCGGGAGCCGCCGGCGCGGCGGCCGGAGCCGGAGCAGGCGCGGCCACCGGAGCGGGAGCCGGGGCCGGCGCTGCCGCCGCCGGAGCCCGCGCCGGCGCACGAGCCATAGCTTGCTCGGCCATAGGCATACCGCCACCGCCGCCGAGCATCGGCGCGGCACCCATCGCGCCTTGCCCTTGCAACGGCGCGGTGCCGAGGCGGCCGACCACTTTGTTTTGCTCCTGCGTGAGCTGTTGCATCAAAAACTTTTGGCGATTCTCCAAAAGCGCGCGGAACTCCGGGTCCATCGCCCATTGTTGGCCGAGGCGCGGGCTCTTGCCCACCGCCCCTTGCATCGCCTGCAAGCGCGTCTCCGGTGCGTCGATCCCGTCCTCCGACATTCTTGGCTCCATGCCGAGCGCCATCTTGGCGACGTTGCTCTCCTCCTCGTCGATGAGGCGTTGCGTCACCTTGGCCATCGGCTGAATCAGCCGGCCCGCCATACCGGGGAAGAGTGCCGCCGCACCCCACGCCGGCGCCTGCGTGCGGTCAATCACGCCCTGAGGGTCGAGCGACAAGAGCTTGTTGTAGGTGTCGAGCTTCTTGATTACGAAATCCATGTTGAGGTCGCGCGCGTCGATCTCCAGCGCCACGTTCCACCGGCCGGCAATGTCGTCGGGGCCGATGCCCAGCGGCGCGTCGTCGCCGCCCGTGATGAGCGCCAGCTCGGCCGGCGAGTAATACTGTTGGCAGAGCGCGAGCACATGGTCGAAGACTCCGCACCAAAGCGCGTTGAAATTATCCGCCTCGGCCTGGGCGATCATGAAGACGCGGTTGGGATCGGAGTCGGGCGTCAAAATACCCGAGTAGTGATTCGCTTCGTTGCGCGTCGTGCCCTCCATCTCCATTGAAGCGTTCGTAAGCGCCGGGTAGTTTATCAGCTCAAAATCGTCGAGCTTCTGCACCGGCACATCCGACGCCGGGCCAAGGATCAACTCCGCCGCGCCCGCCATGAGCTTTCGTTTCATCGGCGGCGAGGCGATCAACTGCGTGTTGTTGCTCCGCGCGTCGCGCTGCACCTTGATCTCGTTTTGGTGGGTCGGGAGCGCGCGGGAGAGCCCGCGTGAATCGGTGACTTGGCGGCCGAGCCGCTCGCGCGTCCGCATCACAAACGGGTATTTACCGTGGTCGAAATCGCAGAGCCCCGCCCATAGCCAGCTCGATTTCACCACCGAGTTCCACACACACAAATAGATGCCCGCGATGCCGAGTTCATCGGTGCGGCGCTCGTAGCTCCAAATGATTTCAAACAGGTGTTGCGTCTCGTCCACCTCAAGGCCGGGGCCGGAGAGCGACACGGCGCTGAGAGAGGCGCGAGTCTGCCCGTAGCTCTGCACGAGCGATTGGCCTTTGCCCTTCTTGATAATGTCATCGACCACATCGGCATCCCAACCCTGCGTGACGACGCGCTCAAAAAGTTCCTCCTCGTTGAGCCACTCCACGCGGTGAATCCGCCGCGCGCGTTGGAGATCGGCGGTGCCGACCGGGAAAAACACATCGCGCCCGTAGCGCAGCGTCGTGACGGTAGGGCGATTTTCGCGAATCTTGGGGAGCGGCACATCGGCCGCGCCCTCGCGGCGCAGCCCCTTCAAAATGATTTTGAGTATCCGCTTGGTCGTGCTCGGAAACACCGAGGCAAGCCAAGCCAGCACCTCACGCTCGCGCGCGGGGTTTTGGAAAAGGTCGATGAAATCGGCGAGCATCTCCGGCTCCAATTCCGCACCGGCCGCTTCTTCGGGCGTGCTCGCGCCCGTGACATACATCGCCGCCACTTCGTCAAACGTGATGGCCTTGCGCACCAGCTTGGTATCTTGGAGCCAATCGACCGCGACCACCGCAATGCCCGGATCGTCGCCGTAGAGGTATTGCGCGGAGAGTTCGATTTCCGTCCGCAATTCCTCGCGCATCGGCACGCGGCGCAGCCAGCGGAGCAGCGTCGAGACGCTTGCGGCCTGGGCGGTGTCGCCCGGCTCGATGGGCGACGCCTGCACCTCGGCCCGCCAAAATGCCTGCTGCGCCATCGCCACCTTGTCGTTGATAATGCCGTCGAGGAGCGGAATCCGCGAATCCGCCGAACCCTCAAACGGCAACGCCGGCTCGCCAGAGTCGCTATGCTTGCGGCCATCGGCCGACTGGCCTTCCCAAATGTTGTGCCGCAATTCGGTCGCGCGGGACTGCCGTTGCCACACCGTCAAGCAATCGTCCACCGTGGCTTCGAGATCACGCCGGGCCGCCGCCAATTCATCGGCCGGAGTGTCGTCCAGAAAAGAGTTCATGCGGTTCAACCCAAACGCTGCGCGCGCGTGGTCAATAGGTCAGTGGCCATAAAGTGCGACGAGCACGGCCTGCACCTGGGCGCGCGGGTAGTGGGCGCGGGTATAGCCGGGGAGAATCACGCGCTGCACGCGCCCGGCCGCCTCAAGGGCCGCGAGCTGCCGCCACCCGCCCACGACGGCCTCCACCTCCTTGCGCCGGAGATAGACCTTGGCCGGGAGCGCGGGCATTTTAACGCTGATTTCGAGAGTAGGCATAAGAAAAAGGTATTTAATAATACGTCCCCCGCCGGCCGCGCAGGAGCGCCGCGTCCACATGGCCAAAGTCGTCTTTCATGCAGTAGCGCAGGCAATCAATCGGGTCTTTGAGCGCGTTGCGCTCGCTCGTGATCGGCGGGGCGACATACTGCGAAAGCGCGAGGTCGATTTGTTCCAGGTCGTCCACCACGTAGAGCTTCGGGCAATTCTCAATCGTGATCGGCTTGGCCTCGTCGTAGTAGAGCGCCATGTTGATGAGCTGCACCCCTTCGCCCACGCCGCAATGCGCGGCCTCTTCCCAATACTGCGCCGGCATCGCCCGGCCGTCGCCGTCCGCATCGGTCTTGGCCATGAGGTCAATAATGCTCGTCCCCTCGTTGATGTTCGGCACCGCCTGCCCGCCCAGGCGCGGGTCCATGAGCCGGCGCTGAATCCGCTCTGCCGCCGAGTCGTCCCACCGCTTCTCGCCCGCGCGCCACACCCAGCCCTCGGCCGCCATGAGCATTGCTTTGTAGTGATTCGCCCCGCCGCCGGAGTCGGTGCGCTGCGCGGGACCGGGGCGCCAGTCCCACTTGCGCGCGCCGTCGTTCTCCGTCGCCTCGGCCGGCGACAACGCCCATTCGTCGTAAGCGTGCCGGTCGGGCCATTCCCGATACACGATGCGATGCCCCGCCGGTGTGACAAAGATCCAGAGCACAAACCAATTCTTCTCAAAGCCCGGATCGGCGTAAACGTAGCGCGTGCCGCCCTTGGCCGCGACCGCGTTGAACTGCGCCCGCGTCATGCGGTGCGCCTTGCCGTAGCGGGGAAACGCATTGCCCGCCATCTTGTCCACCCAGCCGTAGCAACGCATTTTGATCTTGTTCGACGCTTCGCCCACGAGCGCGCTCGCGATCTCGGCGTGCGCGCCGTAGGGATTCGCCCCCCAGTGAAACCACATCACCCGCGCGTTTTCCCGCCGGCATTTTAAGACATACGGCATATGCCCCGGCGCACACGTCCGAACGTGCTGCACATCCGGCGCGAGCAATTTGGGATTGGCCGCGAGGGTCTCGATGATTTCCCCGCCCTCGATCAGCGAGCCCACCGTGGCGGTGTAACCGGTCTTCGGCGTGAATGAAATCAACACCTTGAGCTTGCGCCCCCGGCCGCGCCGGAAACGCACCGTCTCCAAAAACGGCAACGGCACGAGTTCATCGAACAGCACGCCGTCGAGTTCGTCGCCCTCAAGGATAGAAATGTCCTGCTTGTAATTGAAAAAGTAACCCCGGCTTCCGTTGGGAAAAATAAACTTCTGGTTACTAAAACCCGTCGCCTCGCTATACTGCACATACACGCGATCTCCCTGCCGGCCGAGGTGTTTCCACTCCTGCGGGATAAACCGAAACGCAATCTCCTGCTGCTGGCGGATGCTTGTCTCGGCCGTTTGGTGGAAATAAGCCCACGCCTGGTTGTCATGGTTCACGAGTTGTTCCATCACGTATTTCTGCGTGAAGATTGTTTTCCCCGAGCGATTCTGCCCGAGCACTGCCAATTCATCGACCTCCGCCAAAAGCGCGCGCGCCTTCTTAAACGGGGCCGGTTCGTAGATGTGTGGCACGCGCAGCGGGTCGGCCTTTTCCACGCGGATGAGATGCTCGCGCTTTTCCCAAATCTCCAAGAGCCGGCGCTTGGCTTCATCCGGGCCGGCCGATGCGACGAGCGCCGTCGCCTGGTCGCGACTCGGCACCGGGAAAACAGGGTGGGGGGTCCAGATCATCGCGTCAAAACTCCTTCTCCCAAAACCGTTCCAAAATGCTTTCGAGCTTGGCCTCGTCGCACTCCATGCCCTCTCCCGTGCGGTTTGTGAGAAAGATGCGACCGCGCCCGAGCCAGCGCAGCCCAAACCCGCCGATCTTTACCGGCTCCGGCTCGCCCTCGCGGCGAAAACGGTTGGGCGTATCGACGTGATGGATATTGCCAAACGCGCTCGGGAAATCCGCGTGAATCGTGCCCAGCCCGACGACGCTCACCGTGCCATCGCGCAGCGCCCCGCACCGCACCTTGTCGCCCACCTTTAATCCGTGCGCGCTCATGGGCGGGCCTCCCCGTTCCACTGGCTCAGGCGCAGCCGTTCATTCTCCTCACGCAGCGCCGTCAATTTGGTTTCCATCATTTTCTTTTCCTCGACCAGCCGCCGGCCCGCCGC